GCTGCTGTAGCTCAGTAGGTAGAGCGCATCCTTGGTAAGGATGAGGTCGGCAGTTCGAATCTGCCCAGCAGCTCCAACATTAACCGCTTAAATCGCTTGATTTGAGCGGTTTTTGCTTTATGTTTGCAATTTTTCAAGCCATTTGTATTTTGAGGGGATTCTCCCAATTCCGAAAAACCCATACAAAAACCCATACCGACAAGGAAAAGCCGCCCTTTCGAGCGGCTTTTGTCTTAGCGTGGGCCTAATTTGGCGATTCTATTTTCCTTCATTTTCTCTGCAACCGCTAACATTAAATCTTGCTGATATGGCGTCATTTTCAGGATGGTTTCTTTTAGCTTCTTGCGTATAAGGTCACTTTCATTTTTTCTCATGTTTTTTCTCCGCCCAAAAATCAAATATACGGGATTCGCCAGGGACAACAAAGCAACTGAGAACAAAAAATAGGATGGCTGCCGCTCCGCTTTCAAGTGTTCCGCAGATTAGATATACAACGAAAAGAATGATCGCATTTGTTGCGATAACACAAAAGGCTATTGCAGCAAATCCTAAGACGTCTTTTAGGTATGCTTTCATGTGGACACCTCCTTACCTGTCAGAAGTTTCGCCTCCGCTTCCTGCTCCGCTAACATTTTCTTAATCCTCGCGAGGACAAGTCCTGCTTGCTCCTCGTCGAGTGATAGGATTATACCGTAGGCGTGGATGCGTTCCATCATTTCACGCTCTGCCTTTGTCATCGCTCATGGCCTCCTTTCTCCCGGCCTCTGCGCCCAGACAATAGGCCACGTTTAGGGTTGTCCAGCGTCCGGCGTTGGTGTGCCGTTTCAAAATTTGCTCCTGATCCTTGAATGAGATAAAACGGCCCTTCAATGCCTTTTTCACACGCTTTTCCCACGCCGTGGATGCTTTGGGGGCCTCTGGATCCACTCCGTACTGGTGGACGATTGCCAGCACTTCCCCATGAACTTCCACGCCGTTAGCCGGATACTCCCCGCTACAATCGTAATCGTCCATGTAATAGGTCTTTATCGTGTTCCCGTGCCGATACAGACGCACAAAACGCCTCTTTTCATCGTCAGGAAGGCTCACAAGGCACACACGCCCGTTAATATCATCCGGGATTTTGCCCAGTATCACAATGTCGTTAGGGGAGGCCCACGCAAAGGACGGCCCGGCCGCTCCCACGGTGTAAATGTTTGCCGCATGGGTCAGCATCTCACCGAATTTCATAATTGCACTGTTTTTACTCATTGTCATTTCCTCCTTGCTTTTCTGTGCGGGAGGCGGTATAGTATTACCGGCCTCCCGTGGTGGTTGGCTGTGGCTCCTATATCCGTTTAGCTTGGTCGGCGGTTCGGATATGGGGGCCTCTTTTATGCGATGCAGAACCGGCGGGCCGTGGTGGTCTTGGTGAACTGCTGCGCCAGATCGGGGAGCGCCTTCTTCAATGCGTTGGTGTCCAGACGAGAGGAAGTCACGGCCTTATAGGTCACCTTCCAATCTGTGCCGTTGATGGTGTCCACGCCCGCCGCGTCCATGTGGGCCTTGATACTGTCCTGAATAGCCTCCATCTCTGTGGTCAACTCGTCAGCCATCCGGCGAAGCTCGCGCAGCTCCTTGATCTTGCTGTCCATTTCGTTGATGCTCATTGTTTTATCCTCCTTAATTGCGGGTGAGATCGGCGGCTGGTGGCTCTGAGTATCTATCCCTTCAGAAATTTCTATCAATCTTCTCCGTTCCAGCTCTTACGGTGTCGCGTTGGCTATCGACCTTCGCTCAATCTTTTGTCCCTTGCATGGTCTTAGTATAGTATATAGCAAGCATATATTCAATAGACGGATACAACAAATATATAGCAAGCATATTGTGCAATGCGTATATAGAATGCATATATAGTGATGTGATATAATACTCTGTGTTAGGAGGTGGCGAATGGGCGATAAGTACACAGATGCGCAGAAAAAAGCATCAATTAAATATTTAAAAGAAAAAACAGACAGCATACAGATCCGTGTGCCAAAGGGAACGAAGGATAGATGGCGTGTTGCCGCCACAGAACGCGGAAAATCACTTAATCAATTTATTGCTGAGGCCGTTGAAAAAGAAATTACGGAATAGCACAGAAAGCCCACAGGAACGTTCCTGTGGGCTTTACTATGTGCTGAGATAAATAATACTTCTCGTACCCTGGTTCTTTAGGGCGCTGCCTGCCGCTGTACTTCGGGCAGGACTTCGCAAGGGAACAAAGGATAGGCAATCCCGCCGCCCTTGCTGCCTGCTGCCGGTCTTTCTCCGGCTGGTGGCCTCTGAATCACTCCCCCCTCACTTTTGCATTTTGTCGTTGAAGTCTTCAAATTTTTTTGATGCCTTTTTCCCAATTTTGGCACCTGCTTTAAAAGCTGCAATCAACTGAGAGAGGAAGGATGCTTCATCGTTCTTATAAGCAGCCTGCATGATATGGTGAATGTCTGCCTTGCTCCCGGTTGCCGCAGGTTTCAAGTAAGGATGTGCTTTCATTTTTGAAGTGCCGAACTCCTGATACTTTGCATAGGGGATTTCCTCTGTGTTGCCAATGTATACGGCGTTTTCATCAGGGGCGACCTCGTAGCGAATATCATCACGCAAAGCCCCGGTATCGACAGGGGCAAGCTCCTGTGCTTTTCCTGCGACAACTGCGCCGATGGCCTCCAGCGCGAGCATGGTTCTTTTTTGCATTTCGTCTTTGCATTCTTTGCTGTGGTCTTTAATCGTGACACTCATTCTTTCACTCTCCTGCTTGTTATTCTGCAACGGCAGTTGTACCAGAGATAGGGGGGCGCTGACGTGTCGCCGGGGCCGATCATGTCGTAGCCGTCCACGCTAAACTTTCCCATAGCGGGGACGGTAACACCGTCCATAAGCGCGTGTTGGTGCCTAACTCGATTATCGTGTACGGTGTGCCATGTCTTTTCTCGGTGTATACCCAGCTTTTCCGCTGCGGTATATACGGCCTGACGTCCTCGCGTTTCTGCATTGGTGAGATATGTGCGAGCGTTTACGCGGGCAGAATGTTGACTTTTTTCAACGGACATAGTGATTGACGCCACACAAATGCTGTTTTTGCCGAGCAGGGGCTTGTTCATTAAAATATTGCTTGTCACAGATGCAGAAAAATTTCTGCGGTTCCATGCAATATCTTTTTGACGGTTGAGCTTGGGGCGCGTCATAGTGTCGCTCTTTTGGTGCCATAACAAGACAACGGCAGCGGCCATGATGAGGGGAATTGCGCTCCCCTCATCTGTGTTTATGGCTTCCGCTTCTTGGTTGTGGTTAATAGCGTATATCTCGGGCATTTCTGCCGCCACCTGTTCTATTGCTTCATTGGTGGCTTCCGTCAAATCCTCCGCCACTTTATTTCTCAGGGCTTCAAACTTTTTGCCTCGCCCTATCTGCGCAAGCCTCCATTGTATAAATTCCTGCTCGGTGATCTCTCCGGCCTCGAGTTGTTTTCGCTTCTGCTCGTCCATCTTTTCAAACTGCTTAAAATAGGCGGTTACACGCTCCCGCAGGCCCTTTTCAGCGGTGGCATATAGTCTGACAATTCGCCTTTCAAGGGCCGCTATCTGGCGGTCTGTGGCCTCATGCGCGGCATCACTTTTTGCCATGACGTCGCTCCTGCCGAATTTCGCCGTAACTTTCAAGGACAATGCCAACAAAGGCCCCAGCACAGAAGATAATAGCACCAACGATCATACCGTAAAGCATAGACACACCCCCCTTAAAAGTTTTCGACGATCTCGCCGGAAAGCTGCTCCCACCATTCGCCCATGCTAAGCGTTACGCCGGGAGTTGTGCGCCGGTTGCCGCTGCCGCCGCGCCCGCTGCAATAGTTGGCGACATTCATGAGATCGTCCCACGCCCTGAGCGTCGTTCCTGTGCCGTTGGCGCAGTCCCGCGAAAGAGTAATAAGCGCGGCGCGGTCTTTTCGGTTGTCCTCGTCTGCCGCCGCGTCTGCTGCGTATTTTGAAAGGAGCCTCAACATCGTTGTATTTCCGTCATATTTTGCTGCAAGGGTGAAATAATCGTCAGCAGTCATGATACCCGACTTCATCAGCTCCACGCCCGCAGCATCAACGGCAGTCGGGTCAACGCACTTACTCGCCTGTACCTCGCTCGCCAATGCGCCGCGGAGTTCTGCGGCCTTTGCATCGAACGCCGCCCAAATGCGCGCGGTTTCCGTTCTCATCTTGTTTTCTGCCTCTTGGAGCTGAAGCGTGGCAATCTGCCTTTTCAGCGCGTCCTGGCCTGCGTCCTGCATGGCCTTTCGGGTCTGCTCTACTGCGTTATACGCGGCGGCGTATTCGTCCCGTGCCGCCTTGAAAGCGGCGTCAAGGTCTTTTGCAAAGTGGTTGTATTTAGTAGACATTGGTATCCTCCGTTCCTGTGATTTCTCTGAAAACTGCGTAATACTCGCGGTTTTTACTGTCTCGGTTGCTTGCGTTTGCGCCCTCGCTGTTTCTTGCGATAAGCTCACGATTTTCACCCATGAATTGCTCGATCTCGCGGATAGCGTTGATGTTAGTCAAATCGCGGATCATTCGCTCGATTTTCAGAACTCGCGCCATATCCTGTTTGCTTCCTGTGAACGATCTTAAATAACTCATTTCTTTGTTCCTTTCTGCTGCGGAAAAAGGCCGCAACGCCCATTCTTATACATGGCGCAGGTATTGCCGCAAGTCAAATGTGCAGGGAGAGGGCAGCGCTTGCCCGCCGTTGCCGTTCCCGGCTTGCACTTGCCGCCTTTGAAAAAAGCACAATCGTCCTCTTTGCATTGCGGGTATAGGCCACCCTGAAAGGGGCAATCTTTCTTTTGTGCGGGTGGCTCTTCCTGCATCTTCTTATAAATGACTGTTCCCATCGGCACTTCGCCCGCAGAGGTTACAAGGGTCGGCGCGTACTCACGGCATCCGCGCCCAAACTCGCGGTATCTTTTGCCGTGTTCATCAATTAGGGGGTATTCCTTCAAAATGTCCATGTGCTTCCTTTCAGTCCAAATTTGGACAGTTTTCATAGCCGTTGCGGAATACGCTGTCGGCCTCATAGCTGACCTCAAAAAGCGGGGTATGGTAGCCGCTGCTGTCCTTTACAAGCTCGCGGTTTGCATCGTCCAGCGCATGAAACGCCGGAATGATCTGCTTGTCCCATGTCTGCTTTTCAATGGCCTTGAAGCAATGCGGGCAAGTGCGGGCATAGTCCCCATTTGTGACGCTTCGCCCGTACACTTCCCATGTGCCGCCGCAATAGTGGCACTTGATACGCATATAGCCCATGACTTTCTCCTTTCTCACGCCGAAACGCCGCGCCGGTAAATAAGCCGGTCGAGGGCATAAGCGCAGGCGTCTATGGTGTGGTTGTCCTTGTCGGGCAGTTCGGAAAGAAAGTTTCCGTCCTTGTCCGTTGCGTAGCTGTAATTTACAAATTCGCGGTATGCTTCGGGGGTTCGCTTCGGATCAATCACAATGCGCCGATGTTGCAGCCATTTCACACGATACGCCACGCATCCCGGCTCTTTGTGGCATGGGATGCACTTCAAGCCCTCCGCCTGCAGATCCGCTATGGATTTCGGCTCCGCACAATCCGCCGTGATTAGCTGCTTTTCCTCGTATACGCCGCCCAATATCGGCGAATGGTACTCCCCCCCGCCACGGTCATAGCGGCGCTTTTTGATTTCCTCCGCAAGCTGCTTATTCGACAAATGCCGCTTGTATATTTCATCAACAAAAAAAACGGTGTCGCTCTTGCGGTCATAAGACACGCGGATAAATGCGGCGGGATCGACTGCAAATCCAAAGTCTAAGCCTTGATAGAAATAGCCCATTTGCTCTATTTCCTTGTCGGTGATCTCCCGCACTTCCAGCGCCGGGAATACCTCCGCGCCGGTGCCGGTCGCCTCGCCTAAGTATTCGTGCCGGTATGCCTGCTCATTAACGGCTTCCAAGCGTTCAGCCTCCGCTATGAAAGCCTCGCCTAACCATTCGGCGGGTATGTCCTTATAGGTGGTGTGAAAGGTGATCCCCTGCGCGTCTGGCTCTGCAACAAACTGATTCGCCCAATTTGCCTTACTGATCGGCGGGTTGAAGCTGCGAAACACTTGCGGGTTTGTCCCTTGCCCTCGCATGACCGATTGCAAAACATTTCGGGCAAAGTTCGGGCCGCTTATCTCGCTAAATTCTTCAAACCAACAATAGCGGAAAGTGCCACGCCTGGGCTTGATAGATTTTAGCTTGCTTGCATCGTCCAGCCCTCGAAAAAGGATCTGTGCGCCGGTCGGCCTGTATTCATACATCATCGGGGAAACGGTTGCTTTCCAGAGGTGGGAAACGCCCAGCATATCAATAGCCCATGCGATTTGAGAAAAAACGCTGTCGCGCATTGTCCCCGCCACTTTGCGGAACACAATAGCGTTGCTCTGGCCTGTGGGGTCGCTCTGTATGCCGTCCACGATCTCAAGCGATACGAAAGAGCTTTTGCAGCTCCCGCGCCCGCCCGGAAGATTGTAAAAGCGGTGCCGCCCTGCTTTTATGTCCTCATGCAATGGGAGATAGCACGGGGCTATGAAGTCCTCCACGGTGGCGGTGATGGTCATGCTATCCCGGCGCTGCTTCTCTGCCATTTCAAGGGCCGCTATGCGCTGTTCCAGCTTGTCCCGTGTTATCATTGCCGCATTTCCTCCAACGCTGCAAGGCGCTCTGCAAGGTCGTTCTGATCGGTCAGGCGCACGGCATAATCAAGGGCGATTTTCGCGGCGTTTACGCGGGCGGCGGGGTTTATTTCCTCGTCGGTCATAACCGTTTCGAGAGTGCTTAATGCGGGCATTAAAAGCGCCTGCGCTTGTCTGGTAGCATCTTCAATCACTCCGGCGAATGCTTCACGGTATCGCTGGCAAAATTCCGGGTCTTCAAAATAAGTCCGCATGGTTCGCTCTGCAATTCCTGCCGCTGCTGCCGCTTCTTTCTTGCTTCGAGAAGTCAGAAGAGCCGCAAGCAGCTTTTCTTTATTCGGGGTCATTCCCTGCCTCCTTTCCGCTTTCTGCCGTTTTCTGCCGTTGGTATAAGCTGATCCAGTCCGCAAGCGTCATGCAGACAAGCCACGGGGCGCGGTTTTTCCTCCAAAAGATAGCCGGTAAACCGTCCTTAAATTTGCCGCTGTCCCTCTGCGCCTGCTCGATCCACTCATAAAGGGCTTGCTTTTCGCCGCGCTTACACTCAATATGTACGCCGTCAAGCCCTGTTAGATCGGGTGTACTGCCATAGCTCACGGCCTCGCCCGGTTGCACGGGGTAGCCGTAGCCTTGCAATAGGCGGCACAATTCCAACTCCCCGGCGCGTCCTTTGCTTTGTGATTTTCTCCCGCTCGTTGAGTATCACCTGCTTTCTATAAAATAGTAGTGTCCCTGCGTCCCTCTAAGAGGGACACCATATATTTTTAATAGGGGAGAGGGACGAAGCTATTCTCCCGCGATACCGTCCCTCTTAGAGGGACGCAGGGACGGTGTTTTATAACAGATTTATTACTCGAATGCCTCTTGCGCCGTTCGATTTCACGCCCATCTGAACGCCAATACCATAACTTGAAAACAATTCTTCACGACGGGGAACGAGTTGCTTTCTGACTTCTTCGCCGGGGTTGTCCACAAAACTCCCATAAGCTGCCTTAATAAGCGTATCGTAAGAAAAGGTCTTTCCTTCTTGCTGACGCTCGGGCGAATGTTCGATGATCCACGAACAAATCGGATTGCCGCGCAAGTCCGGCTTGGTTTCGATGACCTCTTGCCACTCCCCGAACCGCTCATCAAAAACGAGGCTCATTTCGCCGCCCTTCGCGTCGCGTGGGGTGAATTCCATTGTGGCCTTACCATCAAATCGCTTTCCGTCTGCAACGAGATTTATGACGCAATCGCAGGAACCGGAAATGCCCATCGTCCCGCTCAACCGCTCAAAAGAATCAAGAGCAAGACCAGCACCTTTCTTGTCGTGATGAACGAACAGTAACGCGATATTCTCCTCAAGTGCCATGCGCTGCACGGGCTCCAGCAACATAATATCTGCATCGTAAGCGTTCGCGCCGGGGGCTTTATAGCTGCCGCGTGCTCGGCTATATGTGTCTACAATGATAAGGCGGATCGATGGCCGTGCCCTGTGGAGCTGCCGCAGCTTGTCCACGAGCCCATCGGCAAGGCGCTCCGTGATGCTGTTGGTGACAAACACGTTTGACGGAATCTGCGTGGACATTTTTGCTGCGCGGAATGAGATGCGGCTCTTACTGCCCTCTAAATCGAGATAAGCTACATCGCATTTCGTGGTAGCGTGTCCAAGAAAGGGAGTGCCGGTCGCAACTGCGGACGCCATCTGCAGCGCCATGAATGATTTGCGAATCTTCGGCGCACCAGATAAAAAGGTCATTCCGCACGGGATCATGCCGTCAATGATGAACTCGGGCGGGCGGCGTTCTTCCTCGGTTAGGTCCGGGACGCTGTAGAATCCGAATTCCTCAAAGATGTCAGTGGGTGGGGCCGGTGTCCATTCCGGCGTTGTGGTTGCGAGCTCCGCTATCGCCTCACAGGCTTTTTCACCACCAAGATGAGCGATAAGATCGGAAATATCTCCATGCTCCGGAATCTCCGGCCAGACGGTTGAGAGGTCGCAAAGCTGGACATGATCGGCGACACCATGCAGCGAGGCGGCGGTCTCCTCGGCGTAAGCCTTACCAACGGCGTCGTTGTCGGGGAAGATAAGCACGGTGCGGCCTTGTAACTGCTCAGTGTATTCTTTCCGCCACTTGCCGGGGCCTGCACCATCTGCGCCGCTGGCGGCATCAAAGCCCAAACGATGGAGGTTGTCGGCATCCTTCTCACCCTCGGCGATGAACACGACATTACCAAGCGAACCGGCCACATAGAGGGAGTGCGGAACGCCCTGACGGTTGTAGATCCAGCCGCCTTTTCCGTCCGGCCGACGCCATGTGAAGGACTTGTCCGATTTCCGTAGCTTCTGAACGCCATTTGGATATTCGTACACGGACACGATCTGCGGGCGCTCGGTGGGCTTTGCTTCTGCATCGTAAAAGAGATCACGAGGCTTAATGCCAACACGGGCGATGATGTCGCGTGTATCACATCCCGCCTGGCATTTGAGCACCACGCCCTTTTCGCCTCGACCGATGGAGAGACTTTGCTTGCGGTCATCATGGCACGGGCAGCGGGCCATATATTGACCGTCGCCGCAGCGCTTCACGCCCTCAAAGTGCTGTAGAACTTCCAGAATGTCCGTTTGCCTCACCTCGCAATTTCTCTAAAAGTGCCGGTACGTCGACGTAGTATGTCGGGCCGCTTTTGATGTGCGGAACAGTGCCATTTTTGCAGCCATTCCGTAGAAAATATTGGCTCAGGCCGGTTGATTTGCAGGCTTCTGGTATCTTTTGATATGGTGTCATTATTGCGCCCCCTCGATGATCTCTGCGACGCTGACACCGAGACCGGCTGCCAGCTTACCGGCTGTGCGAGGCTCGCACGTCCCGCGCCGGATGATAGTGCTGATATTCTGCCGAGATACCCCGCATCTTTCAGCAAGGGCGGCTTTTGTCATGTCACGCTCGGCCAGAATTGATTCAATACGAATCGCGTTGATGGTCATTACATTCACCTCCTAAAGTATCCAAATCGTCTACCATAACTTGATTATATCCGAAATGGATACATATGTCAATACTGAAATGAAAAAATGTTGACAAAATGGATACAGTAGGGTATAGTCCTATTAGGAGGAATAAACTTATGCAAGGAACGAACATAAAAGCGGTGAGACTGAAACGAGGGATGTCTCAACAAGAATTAGCGGACGCGATTGGCGTTACAAAATCCACCATTAGCAAATATGAAAAGGGACAAAGAGAGCCTAAATATAATGTATTAAGGGGAATAGCTGCGGCTTTAGGGGTCGATTGGACCGACCTCGTTCCCGCAGATGAACAATGCGAGATCATTACAAAGCACATCGTAGAAAAAGCAGACCTGACGGTTAAAGACGAGAACGGGAATATTATTCGCCAGGGTGATGGTAAACCGTGGGTCAAAGCATCTGAGTTTGAGATGCATCGCATGGGAATTTTGCAATTCGAATCTGATGAAGATAGGACAGCTTTTTTCTATAGCCACTTAAATACAGATGGAATGCTCATGGCTGGAAAGTATTTTTTCAAGCATTTGAAGCCTGAGGACATGAAAGAAGTTGCCGACTATATCGAGCAATTAGCGGAGACGCCGCAGTATCAGCGCCCAGAGGAGCCGGACGAGGACAAAAAATAAAGCCCCATGCAAGGCATGGAGCGGGAAAGAGGTGTGATATGGCAAACAAGAAAGTTGAGAGTGTTATTCACGCAGATGGTGTAGATATTGCCGTTGTAACTACGGTTGGCAAAGAAGAGGACTATATTTCCTTGACCGATATGGCCAGACATAAAAACCCTATTGCGCCTAAGGATGTAGTAAAGAATTGGCTACGGTTGCGTAGTACGATTGACTTCTTAGGTTTGTGGGAGGAACTAAACAACCCTAATTTTAAAGGGGTCGAATTCGACTCCTTTAAAAGTCATGCAGGAGAGAATGCATTTACACTTTCCCCCCAGCAATGGGTAAAAGCGACAAATGCCATTGGTATTGTTTCCAAGTCTGGCCGATACGGTGGTGGTACATACGCCCATAAAGATATTGCTTTTGAATTTGCATCGTGGCTTTCCCCAGAATTTAAGCTGTATATCATCAAAGACTATCAACGCCTGAAGGAAGACGAAGGACACCGGCTTGCGTTGGACTGGAATGTCAAACGTATCCTTGCCAAGGCAAACTATCGAATCCATACGGATGCGATTAAGATGAATTTAATTCCGCCAGAGCTTCCGCGTGTACAGCAAGGTTATGTTTATGCTGATGAAGCCGATGTTTTGAATGTGGCGCTGTTTGGGAAAACGGCAAAGCAATGGAAGCAGGAGAATCCCGGTACAAAAGGCAATATGCGTGATTTCGCATCGATTGAACAGTTACTTGTACTCGCAAACTTAGAAAATATCAATGCGCTGCTGATTGAGCAGGGGATACCGCAGCAGGAGCGATTAGAAAAGCTCCATGCCACGGCGCTTTATCAAATCGAGACCATTACCGATAGTAAAAGCGCTCGTGTGCTTAACACGATGCACGACCAGTTAAAGCTTCCAACAGACGAATAATTAGTGAGGTGCAGCTATGCCGTCCACGCGAAAGAAATTCAATAAGGCCGGACAAGCCTTTTATGAGATCCGCGTCAGCCGTGGACGGGACAAGTCCTATTTGACGCGCCGATGGTATGTGCCGGAGGGATGGAGCCAGAAGGCCATAGATCGAGAGCTTGCATCAGTGGCGGCAGAGTTTGAGCGGCAATGTAATGCAGGCGAGGCTATCAGCCGCGCAGAGAAACGCGAGAAAGCCGCGCAGGAGGCCGCAGAAGCCGCTCGCATTCTTACCCTCAAACAATACGGGGAAAGAGTGTTCATGCCTGCTAAGAGCGTTACAATGAGCGAGAACGGGCGTGCCAACTATCAAAACTGCCTTGATAAAAAGGTCTACCCCATATTAGGCGATGTGAAAATGCCGGAGATCACACCGGCACAAATCACGGCGCTGCTTCTTGATATCCAGGCAACGGGCAAGGCCCACGCTACCGTCATTAAAGTCTATACGGTGCTGCACAGCCTGTTTAGGATGGCATACATGGGGGATATGATCGACCGCAATCCAATGGATAAGGTGGAGCGTCCGAAGCCGCGCAAGGGTGAAGCAAAGGCGGAGGCTCCCGCTGCGTATACGGCAGAGGAGGTCGGAAAGCTCCTTGACGTACTGGACGAGGAGCCCCTAAAATGGCGAGCGCTCGTCTGTCTGCTGATTGATACCGGCATCCGGCGCGGCGAGTGCTGCGCATTGAAGTGGGAAAACATTGACTTCAAGAGCGGGGAAATTACCATAGCCGGAAATCTGTGCTACACACCGACAAAGGGCGTCTACATAGATACCCCTAAGAACGGCCATAAGCGCACTGTGTATGCAGGGGATGATACAATAGCCCTCCTGCGTCAGCTTCGCGCAGAACAGGCGAAAAAAGCTATGAGCGCCTTTGTTTTCACAAAGGAGGGTAGTCCGGAGCCAATGCACCCGCAAAGCCCCACGCGCTATCTCAAAAAATTGTCCGACCATTGCGGGCTACCTGATCTTCACCCGCACAAGCTGCGTCACACCTTTGCAAGCGTTGCGATTACCAACGGCGCGGATGTGGCCAGCGTATCCGAAGCGCTCGGCCATAGCGACAAGGCCGTAACACTGCGGATGTATACCCACGCCAACGCCGAGAGCGTCAGCAGAGCGGCGCAGATCATGCGCGAGGCGGTCAAGAAGGCTGTAAATAAGGGATGAGGTCTTGCGGTATGGGTTCTATCAAAAACCCATACAAAACCCATACGGGCATCAAGAAACAGCCTATTTTAAGATACAACAAGTAACGATAAGAAACGACAAGAAAAAGCCCGCAGCCCTTGCATATCAATGATCGCGAGACAACAAGCTACAACAGGCAACGATAAGAGAAAACAGCTCATATATAATTGGTAAGGATGAGGTCGGCAGTTCGAATCTGCCCAGCAGCTCCACAGAAAAGCCTTGAAACCATTATGGTTTCGAGGTTTTTTCTTTTTTTAAGTCGAACCTCAAGTACCATAGATTTGCGGGGTTGCTAAACATCATGCTAAACGAAAAAGTGTTTGCATCGTGTGCTGTCTTATGCAGAGACTTTTAATAGCTGCATGAGCTTGGCAGAGAGGTCAGGATTTTCCTGAATCAGTTTTAGAATTTCGGCTGCGTCAAGAGATGCTGGCTTCTCATTTGATTTTGCAGGAGTTGGATAAAAACTTGATTCAACCATCGATGCAAGCTGTTGCTTCTCTACTTCAAGTGCTTCATTGTAATGATGCATAAGTACTTCCGGGGATTGTCCAGCGTTAGCAGCCACAAGTTGGTAATTGTTTTTAGTCAGTCTGATTTTGTGCATTTGTCCTGACTTACGTAAACCCTGAAGATCAATTTGGTCCGTAATATTCATTGCGCTTTGCCATTCTTTGAAGGACTTGCAGAGATTATTTGGGTCAATGGGACGTCCATCTGGCTGGCAAATCAGCAGTCCATTATCTTGATATTCAGAACCGAGAGATTCTTTCGCTCTGTTGATTTCCGCAATGCGCTCTTTGATTTCTTGAACTAATGGGCTTGTCAGGTATTGCTTTCTCAAACTGCCTTCTGTTTTTGGAATTTTTAAGACAAGGCGACTTTTAGCGTTAGAAAACTGTTTCGGAAAAACTTTAGCAATCTTTTCTCTGGAGAGATTTTTGAGGGCCTCGTCAGAGACACGTTCAAGAATTTGGGAGATCCACATGCTGCCTTCATCAAGGTTGATTGAGTGAATGTCAATAGCAACAATCTCGCCCGCTCTAAGTGAACATACAAAGGCCAGGTGAAGCGAGAGATGGAGAATGGGATCTTCTTGAATCTGATCGAGAATTTTTGAAATATACTCAGCAGACCAAGCTTTACGCCTCTTGTAGTGCTCGGATGGACCTTTGGTGTTGGGAATCTCTGCGATGTAGTTCCATCGTTTTGCTGTTTCAAAACCAAGTGTAAGAATGTTATAGCACTTTTTTACAGTTCCGGAACTCAGTGTTGGAATTTCCGAGGTGCGTTTGCCATAGCTCTTGCTTCCACGGCAAGGTTTCTGAAAAAGATGGTCGATAAAGCCATCAATGGCGCTGCTGGTAATAGAACTCATGACCCAATCACCAAAATAAGGGTATATATGCGTTTCCAGATTTTGACGATAGCTGTCATAGGTTTTAGGTGAGAAATTCTTCTTTCTTGCGTGTATTGGAAGAAATCGCTCCATAAATTCTCGATAGGTCTTGCTCATATTATCTTCGCTTTCAGGGGACGGAGTATCGGGAGCAGTTGCTGTCTTTTCAGCAGCAATTTTTTGAGCTGCCTTTTCAACGGCTTTTTTTCTACGATACTCGGATGCTTCATGTGTAATATCAGATGTCCTGTTTTGAGATTGAAGATAGTCAATATAGGCTTTGCGCTGAATTGCTTCCAATTCAGAAGAGTAAGATTCCCATTGCTGTTTGCGTTTTCCGTCAGCTGCTTTGTAAGTATAGACGACATTGTGCGATGTTCCGCGTATTGTATATGTTGCCATAACGGTTCCTTTCTTGCTCGTTGCTTTATGATTGATCTAACGCATTGAACCAAGAATCGAATGATTCTTTATGAATGCGTAGGCACCGTTTGCCAAGTCGAATGACCTTAAAATCTGTTGTATGTTCGCAAAGGTAGTAGGTTTTGCGAAGACTGATGCCAAGAATTTTTGAGATCTGTTCGACGGTGTAGGTGCGTTGAACACTGTTGCCGCAATTTTGGTCAGACAAAATAATACCTCCTCGCAGCTTGGAAACCGCTATAGCTTGCAGTAAGTACCTCCTTCCCTAATTGTTTAGCAGGGTAGGCATATTATACTCTCCACAACAACGATTGCCAAGCATAATTTTATTGAAAGTCAATTCGCTTTCCGGGCCATTTCCTGCGCCCTCGCTTCAGGCCGCGTATTTGCAGGCTGCCGCTGTGCGGCACTTCCCCGGCAGGTACGCAAACGCATACTGTCAGCCGATCCTGTATAACTCCCGGACAAATCGATGCAGCCGCATTTGGGGGCGGCGTTTTCAAGGTTCAATAGGTGGTTTTTACCGTTCACAAAATAAATACGGGGCCATGTCCGTATTTTTTGCACGCACGCCGGAAAAACTAAATATAGTATTTTTGTATTGACTTATACAATATATTGTGTTACAC